TCATCTGGAGAACTTCCAGTTCCGCCCGTTCTCGCGACTTGAAAGACCACTGCGTCTTCTCTGGTCTCCCGCCTCCGTCATAGGCAAGCACCCAAAACCCTGTTTCATGCTGGCGAACGCCATGTATCTGCTCAGACATCCTCCGGAACCCTCTCGTCAACCCAACTCTCGTCTTCGATCTGCGCCGACATCGGCTCCATGTCGTAGATCCGGCTCACGGCATCGACCAAGTCGTCATGAGTGGCAAACGGGAAGAAGATCATTTCACTCATCAGTTCCACGGTGAGATCGTAGACCTCGCCCTTTTCATTCCTGCGCTTGAGCGGAGATGCGGCGAGATAGCCTTGCTCTCTCTGCTTCATGCGCTTGACGAGCGACGTTTCACCCTTGAGGCGCTCGTACTTGAGCGTTTGCCCATCGGTATCAACGACCCATTGGCACGTCTCTAGCCCCTGCCTATGAACGAATGCGGGGAGATAGAATTGACCGTGCTCGAAATCAGGCTGTAGCCGTTCAACGCGGTGCTGCTTCGAAGCACCACCCTCACGCGGCCATGCCAGTTCCTCGATCGAGAAATGATAGTTCTCTTCCCGCATCCGCTCTTCAAAATATTCGTCGTCGCTCTGTTGCCCGAAGCGCTCGTATCCGACCTTGAGAAAGCCAACCCCTGGCATCTTGCTCCATTTCTTGTGGAGCATCTTGAGATTGTCCCAACGTTCCGAGAGTTTCATGCGATGGCAGAAGCCGTCAAGCAGGTACTTGTTGCCCCGGGCGTCGATCCCAACTACCGGCATTGCCGTCCTGTCCGACGATGACGTGCGACCGCGCGACGGATCGGCCATGATGTAGACGTTCAGGATGGACGGGCGAACCTCCCATGGCCTGAACCATGCCGGCTCGAATGTCCGCTCCTTGCCCGATAGCGGGTTCTGGAGCATCTGAGCGGCGAGTGTTGATATCTGCGTCCGCTTCTTGTCGGCCCACTTCTCAGGCGTGAAGAAGACTGGCTTACCGTCCGGCCTGCCGTTATCCGTCGCGGGGTAGAGGCGAGGCTTGACCACGCCGTCACGCGCCAGAAGATCGCCGTATGTGTCTCCGAAGTGATACCGCGTGCCGATCATCCAGAAGCGGTTTTCGCCGGCTCCGAGGTTGTCGGATAGCTCAAATGCTTCCGTGGTCTTCTTGATCTGCTCCGGCGTCGATACGCTTTCGAGCGTCACAAGGTCGTCGTAGATGCGAAGCGCGAAGTGCCTCGATGTCGGCTGGCCCTTGACCACGCCATGGGACTCGATCGTCGCCTCTTTCGGGTTCGACTTGCGCTTAACCGTGATGGCCTCGGTAGACCACGCCTGCGCCTGCGTCGATGGCTTATCCCACAGAATAGCGGGATAGAGAGCCTTCAGATCCTCGTTGCCCTCAAGCTCCTGCTTGATCTGCGTGACGAACTTGCGAGAGACTTCCTGCGTATGCCCAAAGATGCCTATCGTTATCTCTGGATCGTTGAGGATCTCTTGGATCGCCCCGCAATAGGTGATGAGCGTCGATTTGTAATGCTCTCTCGCCCATAGATCGAGGCGCCTGTCCGGCTCTAACTCAACCTCCCTGCACCGGTCATAGAGCCATGAGTGAAAGCCATCCACGCGACCCAAGATGTGCGTGAAGAGGAAGAACCGATCCACCGCCCCAAGATATGCCTTGTCGGCCATCGTGGCATGCGGAATGATCGTCGTGTAGAACTCTAACGCTCCCTCGTAATCAAGACTGTGAAGGTCGTCGGCCTCGACATATGCGACTAGATGCTTATCCGCCTTATCGCGGTAGAGAGAGCCAGTGTAGCGGGAGAGCATTCACGCCTTGACTTCCGCGCTTGGCTTGTTGCCGGTGAGGACGTAGGTGGCAAAGATTTCGGCTGTATCCACCACTCTGCCAGCAGGAGCATATTCCGGCGACACCTCCTTAGCGAGGTGAAGGCACGACATCCGAACGTCTTGCGGCGTGAGTCCGTGATTGGCTGACCATTCCTCAAATTTCTGATCAAGGATCATCATGATGCCGTCTTCAAGTGACGTCCCGTATTGAATCCCGTATTCAGTCCACTTCTTCATCTTCGCCTCTCTCTGCCTTGCGGCTTCGCCTATTAGCCTGTTTTCAACCTATCAGTTGCATTTCCGGGTATTATGCCGGGATTTTTGACACTTTCAGCCCTGCCAATCGATGGTCAGCAACCTGTAGTTATCCCTTCGCCGCCTTCAATGCCTCTAGCGCCTTAGCCACGCCGCTCGATACGTTGAGTGTCTCGGCTACCTCGATCGGGCCACCGTCTGGCCCTGAATGCTCGGCTATCACCTTATCGCCGTATTTCTTCGGACGCAACTTGCCGGCCATCCACTTGCGGGCATCAATCCTCATCTGGAGAACTTCCAGTTCCGCCCGTTCTCGCGACTTGAAAGACCACTGCGTCTTCTCTGGTCTCCCGCCTCCGTCATAGGCAAGCACCCAAAACCCTGTTTCATGCTGGCGAACGCC